ACGCATTGGAAAGTCTGCTCTACGTTGGATCGTAAAGTTTTTAACAGCAGTTTTAGCGGTCATTGTTAAGCCTCAAGAGCAGCCACTCTAGTTTCTAATGTTTCTATTTTAGCAACTGCCTCTTGTAAAGCTTTAGTTAGAACAGAAACTACAGCATCTAAATTTAATGACTGTATAGCATCACCATCTTTTTCATCATTAACAGCACTTGGTATAACTTCTTGCAATTCATGAGCAATAAAACCTTCTCTTGCTATTCCGTCTGCTTTGAAATGACCATAATTTTTATATTCATAGTTTACTGGCCTTAATTGTTTTATTTTGTCAATTCCTAAGGCTGTTTGTGTTGATATTTTTTGCTTAATTCTGTAATCAGAGCTTGAAATACTAACAGCACCTTGATCAGTTTCATCTACCCAACATTTTAGAGCAGAACCTGTCCAATAAAAATTATAAAGATTCCCAGATGTTGTTGCTGAAGCATTTGATCCTGTTTTACTTGCTATACCTTTTGGAACGACAACACCAGAAACGTCAGAGCCAGTAGCTAAAGCCGCAGTATGTTCAGCCCAAACAAAAGCACCAGATGAATTAAACCTCCATCGAGCTAAGTTTGTATTGCTTGCAGTAACACCTAACTTAAAATCAATCGTGCCTCCATCTGTAGCTGTTAGCTCAAGTGCGCCTGTACCTCTATGTTCTAGTTGGGACGTTGTATTTGCTCCAGTATTTCCTCTGAGAAGACGTAAACCAAAATCAGTATATGTAGTATCAGCTACTAAATCTATAAACGCTTCCTCATTATTAACTCCGTTAGTCTGCACTTCAATTTTTGCTTCTCCAGAACTAGGTGCTACTGTAAAATTTCCAATTAAAGTTTGACCTAAATTATTAAAAGTTGATCTGGCAACACCATCTGTAGAAATACCAAGCACATTTGCAGATTGTCTAAAAATACCTAAGTTTGGTGAGTTGGTAAACGTGTAAGAGGGGTTAGAGGCAGTTCCATTTGGGCCGAAAAAACTACCATCAGTAAGGCTTATAAAATCTAGTTTATTTTGTGCATCAGCTTTGTAAAACGACATCTTCCCTGTGCCTGCCTCGTCTGCATACCACATATATTTATATTTCGTAGTTGGTGCGCCACTTGAAAAGCCATTGTTAATACTTATGGCATCAAATAAATTATTTAAATCAGTTCTTACCGCAGAACCAGACCCATTATCTACTACAAAGTCTAAAGGTTTTGCCATTTTAGTTTATGTTTTTCCTATTATACTACCCTTCTCCATATCCAAAAGCACTATATGTAAAATCTCTTTGTACAAAGCTAGAGCCATTTTTAATACTGACAGTAAATCCTGTACCAGAAACATTGGTTACAGTGAAGAAATCATTATCAGACATATTATTTATATTTATAAAAACAACTGGATTAAATGCTGTTGTGCTGCCACCAACAGCAGTAGTTCCTGTAAAGAATTTTTTAACAAAAGTCACTGTAGTTGCACCACTACTGGAACTTGTTAGAACACCGTTTGTTACAGAAACATTATCTGATGAATTAAATTGATAATCAATACTTCTTTCAGTTCTAGGTCTAAATATTAAATTTACTCCTAATTCTTCAATATCTACATTTTCATAGGTACTTTGATTCTGAACTAAAACCTTAAAAGACAAAGTTTGAGCAATCATATCAGTATTAACAAACGTTTCAAAGGTTGTACTTGCTGTAGCCGTTTGACTTTTTGCGACTTGAAAAACAAGATCTGCACTTTTATCAACGACTGTTGTACTCCCAGTAAAAATATCAGGCCAGTCATCCATTAGGTCTGTGTGAGAATCCCATAAACCAGTAGGGCCAAGAGTATCAAATCCAGACTTTTTAAAATGTGGTTCCACATGTAACCTAAAGGCAGCACCTAAATCAATATTATTAGCAGCAAATGTGTATATACCCTCACTTGGAATACCACTACCTCCCCCTGCTGTCACTAAATCAAGTGAGGCAAAATTACCTGATGGTGTTGTAAGAGTATCAAAGTTACTAATAGAATCAAAACTTATTGCACTTGACAGTTTTAAACCACCAATGTTCTGATCAAATTCTAAATTAACTTTCGATCCAGAAAATGTTGTTGATGCATTGTTTGTATTTTCTCTAATTTCAGCAGCAAGTAAATTATTTGAACTTATAGTTCTATTAACAACAACAGATGTAGCAATTTCCGACTCATTTAAATTTACATCAATAAATTTTAGAAAATATTCTCCGCTTTGAAAATCATTAAAAACAATTTCATTGATATTACCATCAACACGTTTTGCGGGATTTGAATCTTGTAAAGTTGCAGTTCCATCAGTTATTAGTGCTAATTTTACATCTACAAAGCCACCGAACAAAACATCTTTATCAGTTGCACGATCAAATTTTAAAATTAAATTATCACCACTTTCTTCGGCTCTTAAGTTACTTACTGCACTAGGTTTATCAGATAATCCTTCTGCTAATATTGTTCTAACAGATCCAGTTTTACTTACTAAATGTGCTGTATTAACTGACTTAACTGTAAATTCATAAGACCCAGCAGCATTATTATGTAATATAAATTGATTGTCAAAAACATTTTGAGTTTTGGTTGGAGCATTATCATGCTTATAACTTACTTGATATCTTTTTGCCCCATTAACATAAGCAAAATTTAATACTATTCTGCTTGTAGCTCTCTCATTCACTATAATTAATTCTTCTTTTAATTCAAAAATCTCTGGGGGGTCTAATGTATCTAAAAGTGTAGAAGGGGCATCACCTTCGCCAAAATTACTTGATTGATCATCTATATAACTGTATTTATTATCGTCATAAGTAATTGCTGTAACAGTAAAAGTAAAATTATCTTTTTGTTTAATGTTGGTAACTCTAAATTTTCTGTGTTGAATATTTTGTGTTTTAACAGCCCAAATCGTACCAGCTTGAGGTAGCTCATCTGAAGAAAAACTATTCGATAGTGTAATAGAACTGCCATTTACTCCACTGATAGTTTTCTCTTGTACATTACCTTTCTTATCAATAATTAAAAAAGTATCGCCAATAGTTCCAACTGTTGTATCTGTACTATCATCAACAACTACTACTGTTGAACTAGTAACAGAATTAATTCTACCGCTTGCTCTAAATGTCTCTTTTAATCTATCTGCAACTTTAATTATATCAAAAGGTTCTAATATAGCTGCTGCTTCTAAACCACAATCAAAAGTAATAATTTCTGATTCAAATAATGAAGCATATAAAATTGTTCGACCTAATCTTTTTGCTTGCTGTCTGTCTGTAGTATGTAAAGCTGATATATTAGTTTGATTTAAACCTAATTTTGTTATCATAGAGGGTTCTTCTACTGATATCAGGTCTAATTCTTGTATGTCGTTATTAAAGTAACTTACATTTATTTGTGTATATTTTTTATCTTTGTCATTACCAGAATAATTAAACGCTCCATCAACAACATTTGCATTAGTAAACAAATATGAAGTAATAGTTTCTGGTTTATCTATTGCAATTTTTATAGAACCATTCTTGTAGTAAAGAGTAGCTCTCATTAAACTTGCAATTTCTTTAATAACGTCTAAGGCTTTTTTCCTTTTATTCAATACACCGTTAAAAGAAAATCTAGGCAAACCAGTATTGTTAAAATCACAACAATATTTACTAGCAGCAAAAAAAGATGCAGAATCAATTTTTGAATCTTCTATATTTAAACCATAATCTTCAGTTAAAAGTGCATATAAAATCCAAGCTGGGTCTGTTGTCCAGAATTTGCCATTAAATTGATTTCTAACTCCTGTTAACGCTCCAAAAGTATATCCTGATGGGTATAAGATTCGACCTGTATTAGCGGTGTCAATAGTTACTCCTGTTGGTATTCTGACTTTAATTCCTCTTATAAAATATTTTCTTTGAGGTATGTTTGGAAATTGTTCTGCCGAGTACCTTAATCCTATATAAGCACTTTTAGGAAATGTAGCATTTGCTTGATTTAAAGGAATAACACCTTGAAGACCAGAAAAGAAAAATTCAGTAAATCTTCTTGTTCCTTCCTCATAAATATTATTACCCCTTCGCCCAGTTTTACTAAAAGGACTCCTTCCTAAAGCAGAATCTCTAAATTCTTGATCAGACCTTAAGACATCAACACTTAATGGGTAATTATCATTAATAGCAGTTAAATCTTGATGAATACTTGCTGGAATTTCAAGTCTGTAATCAACACTGTATTGTCCAACTGAAATAGTGTTAACCAGAACTTGTTTTCTTTTAATTTCTATACCGTCTTTATTTCTTATTCTTAAAAGTATATCAACGCTGCCAGAATCACCTTTAAAATCACCAGTATTAATTCCCAAACCCACTGTACTACCGTCATCTGCACTTAGTTGCCTTAAACTAGGCCACCTTAATGTTATTATTACTGCTTTTGGTGTGCTATTAACGTCAATACCAGCATCTATAGTACCTGTTACTTTATTGAGTTCAGCATTTCCATTGTTTAATACTTTAGCTGAAGTTAAATTACCATTTTTTTTAAATTCATTCACACCTGTCATTATTGGTTGGTTTTCGCTTCCTGTTCTTATTGCTAAAGCAGTATTTATTATATTTTCATTTCCTCCTTCATCTCGTATTGCACGACCATCCAAAAAAATATCCTGTTGTGCTAACTGAATATAAGTTTTTTCATCTTCAGTAACTAACTCAGGGTCGTTAGCGGTAGAAGGATTTAATAAACTACTTGGTATTGGTAAATTATTTTTTGAAGGTGTAGAAAAACCTTCAATTTCTGCTCCATCAGAAACTAAATCAAGAAAAGTAAAAAATTGAACAGATTTTGAAAAATTATCTGGTAAATCTTCATTTAATTGAAAATTATTATTGCTAATTTCTCGTGCCATTTTTTTATAGGATTAAGGTACGTCTGGTTCTGGAATGTCATTTACTTGTACTGTATCAGCACCAGCACTTATAACAATAGAACCTACTAAACATTCACCAAAAATTAAAGGGGCTGCACCTCCAGCCTTTGTTGTGTTTGCATTTTGATTGCTTAAAAAAGATGAAACTTGCGGATCTGCCTCTGGTGCAGATGGGGTTGGGGCTAATAAATCTGATAAAAATCCTAACCCTACGTTAACAGCCAACATAGTTAAGGCACTTGTTACAACAGAAGACGTAAAAAAGCCAGCTAATAAACTACCTAAACCAAAAATAAAATTACCAGAAATTAATGGAACTACTTTTATATCTTCATCAGTTTGAATTAATATATTTGCAAAAGTAATATCTCTTTCATTAACTACGACACTGTAACAAGCATTAGTAAGATGTTGTTTAGTATTAGGAAAATTTACTTTTATAAAACTAAATACCTGATCTACAGTAAAAACATCTGCTTTAAATTCTTTCACACCGCATAATTTTCTTAAAGTGCCGTATAATTTAATTTTTTTGGTCATGTTTCCGCCTCCAAAAAACACCAATTATCATCTTGTACAGAATAAATATACCAATCAATCATATATAACTTACAGTTATTAATATCCGCCTCTGAAGGGTCTGCGCTGCCTTCTACATGAGAGTGTATTACTGCTAATACTTCTGCTCCATCATCTTCACAGGCTGCATAATCTAAAGGATCTATAGCAAAAGTAATATCGTCAGTTATATGTGAAGCTATATTTTTACAAGGATAAAATAATTTATTTCCATTTTTTTCTATTAACAATCCACAACCTTCTGCTGGCTTACAGTCAATAAAGTGTTTTTTGGCTTTTTCTTTCCAAATCATACAAAAACGTAACTCCCTACTGCTGGAAATCTATCTTTAGTTATTTGTAATCTAGGTATATTAAGACTTTCAAAATCAATAGTATTAACAAGCTCAAAACTACAAATATTATTATTTTCAACAATTTTTTTATTAATTAAAAACTTTTGTTGCTCTAGTTCTTTTGTGCTATCTGGTGTTCCATAAGGATTAATTTGATTTTCAAAATTTTGTCCATCTAAAAATTGTGCCATCGTTCTAATTCTTGTTATTTGAGCTTCTTGTAAATCATTGAAAGGGGTTATTGTATTCACTAACTGCAAGATAGTAGAAAAGTTTCCTACAGTATTAGCAAAAGTCATTGTTGGTCTAGCCATAACAGAATTATCACCTGACTCAAAGCCTTCAGCCTGACAAGCTATAGCAGCGTATGAATTTCCCTGCCAAATAATATCTGTGTTAATTTCATTCGTACCATTATGAAATCTATACAAAGTAGTAGCTGAAGTGTCTGTAGCTCCGTAATGCAAGCCAGAAACTAAATCAAGCTGAAACAATTCGATAATTGCTATGCTATCTAGTTTTTGTAATTGTTCAACTGGTATTGTCATGGTTGAAACACCTCCTCAAATGTTGCCTGTATTGTAACTCTATTTAAATAAGTATTATTTCTGACATATCTCTCACAAATAAATTGTCTTGCAATGCTTGTTGCTGGTGGTGTAAATGTAAAACTTGCACTGTCTTTAGCTCTGTCATCAAAAAAAGCTAAAATTTTATCACCATCAGATACAGAAACTACAAAGCTGAAATTATAAGTTTTTGGATTTTGATTTAGTCCAAATGCATTTCTTGACTTATATCCATCTCCAAACTGTACTGTAATGTTTTTAGGTGAAGCATTTTCTACAGAACCGTATGTAGGAGTAGTCGCACCTGTTGTTGTCCCAAGTGTTGAATCATTAAATGTAGCCATTATGTAAGTAAACCTCCACTACGTTTTTGTTTAACTATTTCTAATTGAACAGCAGTTGCAAGAGCTTGCCCAAATTGTTGCCCGTCACCATCGCTTTGCACATTTGAATTTGTAGCATCTACGTTAATGACTATATTTGTAGAACCCATTGCATTGTTAGGAATAATAGTTCCTGCTCTATCAGGTACAAATAACTCTGGCCCACGCTCTCCTACAAGTGAAGCTCTTCCTACAGGTGGTCTTCCACCATCAGCAAACTTAAGACCGCTTACTGGAGCTAACATTGGTGCGCCAAAAGTTTTATCAAGTTTTCCTCCTCCCACTCCAAATAAACCACCTATTGCTTTGCTAAAGAAACCTCCAATGCCACCAATTGCTTGATCAATAGCTAAATCTAATAATTTATCTCTTATTTTATTAAGAACCCCTGCCATTGCTTCACCAAATGATTTTGCGCCAGTAATAGCATCTCTAAGATTATTTTTTATATTATTTTCAATCTCTTCACCTACAGCAGTTATTTTTTCTTTTAGTTTATCTGTTGCTTCTTGTTGTTTCTTTAGTGATTCTTCAGTTTTTTTGTTTTGTTCATTTTGTTTTTTCTTTTCTCCAGTTATTTCTGTTTCTTTTTCAAGAACTTGATTTCTATTTTCTAGCTCTACAATATTTTTTTCTATTAACTGCTTTTTAAATTCTAGTTCTTTTCTATTAATTACTCTACCTTTTTCAAGTTGTTTATTAATTTTATCTAATATTTTTTGTTGTTTTTCCATTTCTTTGTTTACCTGTTCTTTTGATCCTTCTTTTATTGCATCATTCAATTCTTTTTGTTCTCTTTTAGCCTGTATTATTTTTGTTGTAACAAACCCAAGAGCTAATGCAAAAGCTCCTATACCACTAGCAGCTAAAGCACCAGATAGACCAAGAACTGCAATTTTTAAGGCACCTACTTTTACAGTAAATGCCGCCACAGCAGCAGCAGCTAAAGGAGCAGCAACAGTAATAGCCTTTAAAGCCGCAGCAATACCTAGCAGTATCATTGAGGCTTTGCCCGCATCTGTATTTACAAATTCTGTAATTTTTATAATAAATTCTGTTAAAGCTTTTGTAACAGCAACAACTACAGGTTTTAACTGATCTCCAAATGCTCTCGATAAATCTTCCGTTGCGTTATTAAAATCTTTAAAAACTTGTGTAGGGTCATTTTCAATTAAAGCTTTTAAAGAAGCACCGCCATCTGTCTCAATCTTCCTCAATGCCCTTAAAACAACATCACTTGTTAATTTACCTTCTGCTGCTAGTTCTTTTAATTTACCTATTGGCACATTTAATTCATCAGCTATAGGTGCAAGCAAGGTTGGAATTTGTTCAGATATACTTCTAAATTCATCACCAGCAAGTCTTCCAGAACCTAAAGCCTGTGCCAACTGTCTAAATGCGTTTGAAGACTCTATTGCTGATGCGCCAGCTAATTTAGCTGCTGTATTAAATCCAAAAAATGTACTTTTTATATCTTCGACTCCAACACCTAAAGGGGCTAATCTTGCTGTTATATCAGTTATACCTTCTAAAGCTTCTGTTGCACTTAATCCAAATGCTTTTTGTGCATCCGCAGCAATTTGCTGTGATTTAGCAAAAGTGCCATTGGCTTTTGTTAAAAGACCTAGCCTGACATTTAATTTTTCAAAATTTGCTGAAGTATTTATTGCTTGCCTTGCTAAGAGTGTAAGGCCAATTCCGCCTATAGCTGTTTTTAATCCACCTAAAGAAGATTGAAGCTTTTGTGTTTTTGCCTGTACACCATTTAATGCTTTATTTGCGTTTGTCGCATCAACTCTAAGTTTTACAACTGCTTCTGCCACAAATGAAAAAAACCTTTACTTTATTTTACCTTGAATTGTGTTTTTGTCGTTGTAATGCTTTTTTTTCTTCGTCATATTTTATCTCATAGTATGCAGCCCAGTACATAAGCTCGACCTCAGTTAAATTTATTCTGAGTTCTTGTACTGTCTTACCTAGTTCTGTTGCAAGGAAAAACTCAAATCTTAACCAGTTATCCCCTTTTATTCTTTTTTTGCTGTATCAATATCAAGCTTTATATCGTTTAAGAAAAGTTCTAAATCATTTAATACTTTTTCTGGTAAAGATCTTTGCAATATTGGTGCATCTGACATATCAAAAGCTGGAGTTCCATCTTCTTTTTCTGCCATCTGACAAAGTAATTGTGTTGATATAACTAAAGCATCATCTGATCCAGCTAGTTGCTGCGCTCTTACCCTTGCATATCTTGTAATAGGCTTAAAATATAAAGTTAATTTGACTTCCCCTTTAGAATCTTTAACTTCAAATTTTCTCCTTGTGACCATTTCATCTTTAAATGCTCCAAGTAAAATGTCTGCTGTTCTTTCAGTTGCCATAAATTAAATTGCTGATGTAATTTGTCCAGATGGTTTAAATGTAATGTTAATTGTGTTTATATCTCCTTGAGATGAAGATTGTTCAAAGCCAGTTATTAGGCCAACAAAGCTTATTTTTTTTGCAGTTGCACCACTGTCATTATCTGGGTAAAGTTCAAAAGAAGCTGTTGCAGGGTCGCCAGTAGTTAAAATACCATCCATAAATGTGGCTGTCTCTCCTGATGCTGCATTATCATATACAAGTTCTGCGGAACCTTCACCTTCAATAAGGCCACCTATGAATGATTTAAAAGTGTCACCTTGAACAGTTGTCTCCATAGTGTCTTTTGTAATAGACATAGACCATGATCTAGTACCAGCGACAGCAGCGGGAGAACTACCACCGTCATCAAATTTAACTTGACCTACGTCACCTTTAATAGCAGCCATAACAATTTATAAAAGATTTAAGTATATATTAACCTTTTTCATCTTTTTTTTCATCTTTTTTATTTGCTCTTTGTTTTTCCATATATCTTCTGCAACGTGGATCCCAATATTTTGGATCTCTTCTACCTTTTACAGCTTCAATAGCGTCTAGCATTTCTTCAGTAATTTCAATCATGCTGTTAATGTTTCATATAATTCAAATGTTACTCTTATTTGCGTTTGAAATTTACCTTCTGGACTAGGTTGTAATATCTCAGGGCCAACAGGCGGGTCAAATCTTACGTCTGATGCGGTAATCCTATTAAATAAATCTCTAATTCTTTTGCATATTGCAAAATTAGATCCAGATCCTAACCCTTGCTCTGTAAAAATATTAAAAGTAGTAAGACCAACAACAAGATTTGTTGCACTGGTAGCGTTTCCTTGTGTAAGGTATTCACTCTGACCAAAGCTAGTAATACATTGAATATATTTATCAACATTTTGAGAATCAAAAGGCATATTGTTAAAAATAATAGGAATTATTTCGTTTGTCCTAAATTCATCTCTCAAACGTGTTTCGATAGTGGCTCTAACCGTATTTAAATCTGTAGCAGTCATTTAAAATTTCCTAAAAAGTTGATTAATATAAATTTCTAATTCTTTTCCAATCAACTCTGGAAATCCAGCAACTGTTTGCTGTCTTGTTCTATAACGTCCTCCCCATGACGGTGGAAGATTTACACCAAAACAAACTGGCTCTGCATAAACAACATTATTAATTATTGTTCCTTGTAGTGGTTTTATATCTGTTTGCCATGCGGCTCTTAATCTCCCAGTATCAACAGGAGTTGCTTTTTTTACCCTTCTTGTCCATTCAAGAGTTGTTCCAGCTACAGCATCAACAATTAATTCTTCATAAAATTGTTTTATTTCATTTACTTTTATTCTTCTAGTCATTCTTACCTCAAAATAAGATTAAAGCTTAGTGGTGTATTATTTTGCTCATTCACATTAACTTGAATAATTCTATAACTGATACCACTTATTAGTACTTTATCTTTTGTAGTTGGCACAAAAGTTATATCGCCAGCAGAAATAGTTAAGTTTTTATCCTGTGCTTCTATTAAATCATTAGCTTGACTTCTACTAACATTACTTAAAATGCCTTTGATTGTAACTTTAGTTTCATTGTTATAAAAAACACCAGACTCTTCATCATAAGTACCTTCTGTAAACCTAACCAAAGTAATATCACCTCCCACAGCCCGCATTGCTGCGCTTACACCTTTAATAATGCCTGATGCAATGCTCATAAGTAATAAGCTATAACTTGACCACTGGCAAGAGTAATACTTGTAATAACTCCGCAAACTTCACTTGAAGCCTTCATTGTTATGCCATTAATTGTAGAAGATCCATTTTCTGTAATGTTTTCTGCGACAAAAGTAGCACTCGCATCTGTTAAACAATGCACCTTTCCAAATCTGCCTGTGTGAGCATTTGTATCAGTAATGATGATTGCGGCTGGATATTCGTATGCCATTGATTAAGACCTCTTGATTGATAGATTAGCACTTCCACCTATTCTAAGACCTATCAAGTAATGGTCAATAATTGGCGGTATGCGATCAACTCCCACTCTACCAAAAAAATTAGGAGTGATATTTATATTTCCTACACTCATTGTTGCAAAATCTTCTAGGCCACTTAGACCAATACCATCTTTATTATTATTTAGATAAACAGCAAGTTCTATCTGTGCATGTTTCACCTCGTCTGGAATCTCTGTATCTGTGTAATAATCAGCCAATATTCTGTTAGGAAAAGATAAACCATACAAATTTGTATATTGATCTGGAACTCTTACACCACTGCGAGGCCACATTCTTGCCTGTGTATTAGAAGCTTTAGCACCTAAGAATTTTTCACGATCTATTCTTCTTGTGCTTGAAAATAAAGCTCTGTTTTTTTGATCTTCAGTGCTGTTACCCCATGCAACAACGTCATCAGATTCTGTAAGGCCATCAATAAAAGCTTGAGCCTCAGTTAATGTGACATAACTGTTAGCTGTAGCACTACCGACTGTCGATACTATTGAGATCGCCATTAGTTGTTTCCTTTTTTGTCTTACGTTTTGGTTTTGGCTTAGAGGTGGAAACTGAAGCCGCCTTTTGAGCAGCTTCGTTTTGTTCCCTCATACGCCTAAATGCGTACATCCCCATTAACTTGATGCACCTTTTAATGCAATGAAATTAATAACAATAGCTTCACCTAATGAACCACTCGATGTATTAGATACAGTGATTGCAAAAGATCCAGAACCTATTGAATTGGCTTCTACTGAGTAAGATCCAGCAGTTCCACCAGATCCATGAATAGCAACTACTACATCTGTTGAGGTGATCTTACTGTTTGTAACAGTGAAAGATACTTCAGCAGCAGCAGCAAGAGCCGCATCATGCATAGTGATCTGACCGCTTGAAGTGTTAAGGGTCACACCTGTTGATTTGCTTGTTCCTTGAGTAACAGTGCCGCCTGTTGTTGGCCCTATTAAAGAACCAGCAGTAACGTCAAATAATGAAGTCATAATTACCTCTAGTCGTTATTTGATACAACGGTAGCTCTTACGATACCGATATTCTTTGTCTCATAGACTTTCGACCAAGAGCCTACAGTTTCAAGAACTGATCTGTTTGGGTTTACAGTTGTCACCGCATACTTCAAACCAACTGGATGGTAGATGTAGTGAAGATCAACAGCCATTGCTTCTTCTAAAGCAAGGATGTCTCTGTCTGTTTGTGTTCTGATCGGAGCTTGCTCACCAGTTACAACAGCACCATTTGTAAACATGAATACTGAATATTCTGTAGAAGATCCAGACCCTGTTGTAGGAATGTCATCAGAGATAATTACTCTGAGGCCCATAAATGTTGGAACTGTTGGATTCCCAAAAGCATTTTCAATAGAACCACCAGAAGCTGTTGCACCGCCACCATTGATATCTGTAGTTGCAACAAAATCAACTGCTCTTCTTTCAACAAGGTCGTAATACACTTTGCTATGCATTGCGATTGTTGTAAGCTTTCCACCTTGATCGCCAAGTAAAGACTGCGCCTTCGCAACGTGTCTAGGACTTAGTGCTGTAGGAGTATCTCCTGACTCAGAATCAATAGTTAGGTCAAACAATGCTGAACTGCTTGAGTTGTTATTGATAGAGCCAAAAGCACCAGTTAAGCAAGAATATAAATCCTTCTGTTTCTGGTTGTTGACGTATGCCGCCATTTTTTGAGCAATAGCAGCCATAGGATCAGTACTACTACCAACTGCAAGACTAGCTAAGTCTCTTGAGCTAAAAGCTCTACCTCTATGAAGAACAGCAGCTATCTGATTATCTGCTTGAATCTTTGAAGGTGTTAAAGAAGTTGAATCTGTAAGAACTTCAAAATCACCACTTAAATTTGCTTTATAAAATGGAATCTTTACAAAGTCACCGCCTCTGTCTGACGATAGATTTAATTCTGCTAGAGGTTGCACCACACCGCTTTGAAGAAAGCTATCAGTTTGAGTTGTAGCTTCTATCAAATAGGGGGTAAACACCTCTGGAATAATTAAATCACTACGCACTGTAGCCATGTTAATTAATAAGATATGTTCACTTGCGGGTGCAAACCCTGACTAGCGCACACTAGATAGTTCTATATTAACCGCTAACAGCATTTTTGAGCATATTATATTTATTTATATCTGTTCTATACAATCTGCTTTGTTCTGTAAGATTAAAAGATTCCTTTGCAAAAGGGTTTTTTTCACCAGCAGCAACAAATTCTGTTTGAACTTTTGTTGTAGTAGCTCCACCTCCTTGAGGTCTAGGGTTCTTCTGTACCCATTGAGGCATTTGTGACATTGCCCATTCTTTAACTGGAGTTCTGTTATATCCATCAACGACAACAACGGTTCCATCTGCCTCTCTAGATAATTGCTCCTTGCTAATGCGAGAAAGCACATATTGGGGATCGTGTACGACATCAGCAAGGGCTGTGACGGCTGGAGCTTCAACTTCTAACTGTCTCTGCCTAGATTCAAGTTCTTGTATCTTTTTATTTTTGGCTTCTTCCGCTTCACGATATTGCTGTGCCTGTTTTGCGATTGCTTCTTCATATCTGCCTTTAGCTTCTAACTCTTCTTGCTCTTTCTGCTGTTTAAAAGCTATTAAGGCATTTACATCAACATCAGGTGGTATTGCCTTTGCTTTCTCTTGCGCTTTAGCGTATTGATCCATCAATGCTTTGTTATTTGCTTCAAGCTTTCTTACGCTTTCTTTTAATGCTTCAACTTCTGCTGTATTAACAGGTGGATTAGGCTTGATTAGTTCTTCTGCCATAAATAAATTTTAACAATTATTCACAATATTAGCTCCACTTGGTTCTGTCTGCCCAAAAAGCGGCTGACATTTTACCTTTGGCAATATTTTTAGCATGTCTAGCCTTAAAACTCTTGCGTTTTGCCTTATCTGCATCTGATTCTCCTTTTCTTGGCGGTTTATTCTTTGCTCCCTGCATCCCAAAACGAATTAATTTGACCTTATCGCCCTCTTTGGCAAGAACAACATGAGACTTTAGAGGGTGTGATGGTGTTCTTTTAGGTTTATTAGTCGCACTTAATCCATATTTTTTTAATTTACGTTTAGTTTTTTCTCTTTTTGTTAAAGTCATTTGCCTTTTTTACTCATTGCCATTCTATGAGCCTGTGTAAAACTCATGCCTTCTCTCATCTTGCGCTTCATATATTCCATGTGAGCCTTTGTATGCCCATGAGTCTCTTGGTGTTTTTTAAGAGTGTTCTTTTGTCTGGTAGTAAGTTTCATTTTGTTTTACTTTGTTAAGTCAGCATCTGCTTTTCTAGCTCCACCTTTGCCAGTAATGAAACTATTTACTCTGCCCATTGCCCATGCACCCATAGGAACATTTCTTGATCCACTAGACAAGTAAGCCCCTTGACCTCTTCTATAAACAGCAGCCAG